ATCCGCTGCTGCTCGTCCTCGATGGCCTTTGAGCGCGCCGACTCTGCGGCCTCCTTGATCGACTGCTCGAGCCGAGCGCGATCCTCGGTCATCTTCTTGAGGTCTTCTTCGGCCTTCCTGCGATCTTCGTTCGCATCGGTCAGGCGTTCGACTTCCATACGCTGCTCCATGAGATAGTCGATCATCTCCTGCTCTAGCCCGGCGCTCGCGAGCCGACGCTCGTAGAGCCGCTCTTGGAGAGCCTCCTCCCCCTCCCGGATCCGGAAGAGTTCGTCCTCGATCGCTTGCTCCTCGGCCATGAAGGCGTTGATCGCGGAGGCGCGCTCGAGCCGACGCTGCTCGATGGCCTCCTGCTCGGCCTTCTTCGCGGCGATCTTGTCCTCGAGATCGAACGACTGCTCAAGGAGGCTCAACTGGTCAGCCGTAGCGTCGGCGTTCAGTCTCGCCTTGCTCGCTGCATCCTCGAGCGCCTGAACTTCCTTCTGCTTCGCCTCGATGATCTGGCGCACCTTGTCGGCGCGATCGTCATCGCCAGCGGCCAGCGCGTCGTTGTACGCCTCCTGCGTGCGGACGAGATCCGCCGACGCTGCCGCGTACTGCTTCTGCAACTGGTCGCGCTGCTGCTCGGCCGCGATGATCGCGTTAGAGGCTGCGAGTTGCTCGTAGAGCCGCTCGGCCTGCTTGGCCGCCGCTTCCTCCTGGCCCGCCGGCGCAGCGAGCACCGCCTGCTGCACCGCGACCTTGCCGCCCATGCTCGCGATTCCCTCGCGAGACTTGCCGAGCGCCTGCGCCATCTCGACCACGGCCTTCGTCGCCGCCTCCGCTCGCTGCTTCACGCCGTCAAGAGTTCTCTGGAAAGCCTCGGCCGCCGCCGCCGCATCGTCGGAGATAGCCTTGTAGAAGGCCGCCCCGATGGCTGCAACCGCTGCGACGATCAGAGTGATCGGCCCGCCGATGCCGGCCAAGATCGCCTTGAACGCCGTCGCCGCACCGCTCATGCTCGTGAAGCCCTTGACGATGGCCGGGATGCCCTTCGTGAGAACGCCGACGAACTCCATCGCTGACGAGATAGCCGTGGTCGGGATCCCGATCGTCGAGAGCAACTTACCGAGCGCCCCGAAGCCTTGATTGAGGTCACCGAGTTGCTTCTTCGACTTGTCAACGAACTTGCCGAGCGACTGCGACGCGCTATCGAGCGCGTCCTTCTTGACCTTCATATTGATGAAGAGATCGCCGACTGTTGCCATCAGGAGCCTCCCGAGAGTGACTTGAGGATAGCGATCATGGCCTCGGGATCAGCAGCCTTCGTCGCAGGCTTCGCCACGAATGGCATGAAGTCGGTGACCTTCGCGGGCGCGTCGCCCTTCCGGCGGTGCGCGTTCGCGTAGAGCGTCGCCAGAAGCGCGAAGCCGTAGTCGGTTCGGATGTGGCCGATCGGCTCGAGCGCGTCGAATGCCTGCCACTCGGCGAGTTCGCGGGCGCTCATCCGCTGCTCAAGTTCCGCGACCGTCATCCCGAGCGCGAGGGCTAGTCGGAAGATGAACCTCCGAAGCCCCCGCTCGGTCAGTTTCCCGAGAGCGACTCCACATCCTTCGCGCCCATGCCCGAGAGCCGCTGCGCGACCTCGAAGAGCGGATCCACGACCTTCGCCGGGAGCGCCGCGACCTGCTCCACATCGCCATCAGCAAAGAGCCGCTTCCCGCTCGCGTCGCAGATGCACCGAACGAGCAGGCGCGCGCGCAGGTTCACGAAGTTCATCTCCTTGTTGGAGCCCTTGCCGACGAAGCAAGCGGCCTCGAAAGCATCGCGCTCGCCGGCGGTGAGCCCGCGCACCGAGATAGGCTCGGCCACGCCCGGAATGGAAACAGCCTCCACGGGAATGGAGGCTGCGAGTGAAAGCACGAAGTCTCTGTTGGCTGTCATGGTGTGGTGCTCCTAGATGTGCGAGGCGAGTATTAGCCTGTCCAGGTGATCGCGCCCTTGATGCGGATCGTGATGTCGGCCGTAACGGCCGCGTCGATGCCGGCAGAGATGTTGCACGAAGTCACGAAGCCGTCGAACTTCATTTCGCTTCCGGTGCTCGTTGAGCCGCCGAAGGTGATCTTGACATTCCGGTAGGTGCCGTTCACATAGCCCGAGGGCTTGAGAACCGCGAGCACCGTGCTGTCGCTCGGAGGCAGGAAGAGCGAAACGCTGATCGTGCCGTTGTCGATCTGACCAGTTATGGCCTTGCGAGCAGTATCGGTGAGCGAGGTCGTGTCGATCATCGCCCCGGTGATTCCTGCCACCGAGATGTTGGTTACCTCGATGACGGATGTATACGTGCCGGGAGCGCTGGTGTTAGTAGTGCTACCAATCTGTAGCGTTGTTCCGTTTGCGACATAGGCCATGTCAGTTGCTCCAAGTGATGGTGCTGGTGATCTTCAGCGTGACGCTCGAGCGCACGCCCGCGTCCATCGCTGCGGAGATGGAGTGAGAGACCAAGTAAGCGTCGAACTCTGCGGTGATGTACGCGCCCGAAGTGTTCCCGAAGTTGACGATTACCGTGGACGGACTGGAGTCGCCGGCGGTCGGGATGTAAGCATCGATGCCGCTCGTGTAGTTGGCCGGGGTGAAGATCTCGAGCGTGATCGTTCCGCCGTCCTCAATGCCAGTCGTGAAAGACTTGGTAGCCGAGTCGATCGTGCTCACATCGATCTCCGCGACGCTTGAGCCGCCGATCGCGATGCTAATGAGTTCGGAGACGGCCGAGCCGCCGATCGAGACTGTCGAGCCATAAGAAGAGAGTGCCATCGAGTCGCTCCTAGTTGGTGTGGAAGCAGGATACCTCTACCGTCGAGATGAAGCACCCGTAGGTCGCACCGTCGGTAGGAGGGAGATAGTCGGTCGTGATGACGCTCGTACGGCCACCTGCCACGGTCAATTTCAGGGTGGCCCCGTCGTACCACGAGCCAGACCAGTCTTGAAAAGCGTCTTGCACCTTGCGGGCGAGGTTGACAGCTTGCACCTTGGTGTCACCGAGGCAATGGATCGAGACCCTGCTCTGAACGAGCGTCGGGCTCCCGGTGAGGGTCTGGAACGGGCTCGAGGCCGACAACTCGTAGACGATGCACGGCCTAGTAGCGCCGTCGAAACGCACCTCGGGGAATGCTCTCGAGTTCGTTCCCTTGCCGACGAGAGCGGTGATCGCACTCGTGGAGTCGATCTTGTCCCAGACGGCGGTCTCGATGTTCCATACGGTTTGCGGCATCGTTCACCTTCAGAGAGTTCTATTCCGCTTCGACTTGCCGAGGTCTTCCATCAACTCGCGGAACTGCACTACGGCCTGCTCCTGCATCTCTGGCCGTGCTCGCTTGAACGCGCGCCATAGGATGAATCGCCCACGCACCTCAACGGGCTTCTTGAGTTTCACTTTGAAGTACCGCGAGACCGTGAAGCCGCGCTCGATGAGCCGACCGTAGAAGGTTCCGCTGCTCCCGCTAGACGCGATGCGAGCGCCTGCAAAGTATCGCGACTGCTTCGAGCCTAGTTCAACGACGGAGAGCGAGTTGGCGAACTTCTCGCGCGCAGTACCGACCGGGTACTTGTACGGCCACCATCGAGCGCCGCTCCCCTTCGGCGCGTCTGGCTGCTGCTCCTCGTCGGTCTTCGTCGGCAGGTTGCGAATCGACTGCTGTAGATATGTGAGCGAAGCCTTAAGTACGCGCCTGGCGACGGCATCTACGCCCGTGGTCTTGAACTCGTCATTGAGCGCCTTGAATCGCTTCACCAGTTCATCGCCGCCTTCTAACTTGATAGCGTCGATGAACTGCATCACACCACCTCCGCGATGATGGTGATCGTCTGCTGGCGTTGGTCGTACCGCTGGACACTCGAGATCTCGAGCGTCAAGCCGGCCCCGACGAGCCGGGAGGTCGGTTGTAGGTTCGTCTCGTCCTGCGCCCGGAACATGATCGAGAAGGTGCGCTCGTGCTCCATGCCGCGCTTCTCCATCACCTCGCCGGCGCTCTGGCCCTGCATATAGCCCCACACCACAAGCCCGGCGGTGACGAAGGAGACCTCCTTCGAGCCGAACTCGTCGATGGACGCGGCCGACCGGGTGTAGACCGTGAACGGAGTCCGCATGAGCCCGGAGCGGACGCGCCTCATGCCATCCTCGGGACGGAGAACATCCGAGCGAGCGCCTCGACCCCGTGCGGCACTTCAGAGAGGCTCACTTCCGAGCCAGTCTCGCGAGCGATGTCGTACCAGTACGCGACGGCCATGAGCACGGCCTGCCGAAGCGCCTGCGGAACGCTAGCCGCCGTCGCGCCATACCCCGCCGTATAGCCGATGGTGACGCTCGAAAGCCCCGCGTAGAACCGGGTCGTGGGCCACGCCGAGATCGTCGCCGGGTCGATCACGATCGAGCCCGGGAGCCGCTGCGTCTCGACCGTGTAGGCCGCCGCCGAGAGCGTCTGCGTCTGGCCGTTCGTGTCCACATAGGCGACCGAGGAGACCGCCGAGACCTTGCCGGCCGGGAGGATGATCTCGTAGTGCGCCGGGAAGCGATCGAGTTTCAGCGTGTAGGTGCGATTCACGAGCGGACGATTCGCGAGCCCCTCGACATAGTTCCGCGCTGCCACGATGAGGCTCGTGATGAGCGAGTCCTCGTCCGAGTGCGTGATGCGCAAGTGTGCCTTCGCCTCGGCGAGCGTGACGGGCTCGACGGCCGGGCTCGTGGCCTCGGCGTTCGAGAGATAGGTCGCACCGTCAACTGCCAGCATCGGGATCCTCCCTTGTCGC